GCAAATGGGTTGCACCCGCAGAAGGTTTCCAAGTATTCGCAACCGCAAATACCAAAGGCAAAGGTTCCGACGACGGACGATTCATTGGAACTAATGTGCTCAACGAAGCATTCCTTGAGCGGTTCCCTGTGACCTTTGAGCAGGAGTATCCTGCAACTGCAACCGAACAGAAGATTCTTGGCAAGATCTGCGATGATGAGAACTTCTGCAAACGACTTGCTGATTGGGCAGACATCATTCGCAAGACCTTCTACGATGGTGGTATTGAGGAAATCATCAGCACCCGTCGTCTGGTTCACATTGTGAAGGCATACAGCATCTTCAACGACAAAGCAAAAGCAATCCAGGTCTGTGTCAACCGTTTCGATGATGAAACCAAGCAAGCATTCCTGGAACTGTATGACAAAGTTGATGCAGACTTCAACATGCCTTCTCTTGACGAGGAAGCAATGAAGAACTATAATCCCGTTGACTCAAAGGATATTCTTTGATATAATTATGGCTAACTCTTGGTCCTTTTTACATGACGAATTGAACATGACTGAGCATTCAACACATTATTATGATTACAAACGCAATGATCCAAACAGAGAAAATCCATTCACTTCAGAAGACACTATAAAAATGGATGGATATTCTGTAAACGGAGAATCCATCAAAGACCTAGGTGATACTGTAATCTATGGAGGAGATGGAACAGATACTATCTCTTTCGGAGCAGCACAAGCAGTTCCTATGGACGATATTTTTGGTCTTGCTGGACAAGATACAATTTCTTTTGATCTAAACCTTAATATGAATCAAGAACCAAATCGTTGGAAATACAGTGAGGAGAGGATCCTCAAAGAACTGAAAGATTATATTTCCGACACATACAATCAGCATTATTCGTCTGGTGATGATAAAGTCCAGACACTTGATCTGATTGAAGCATGTGGTGATGGTGAGTCCTTTTGCCGCAGCAACATTCTCAAGTATGCCTCTCGTTATGATAAGAAAGGCACTGCACGACGTGACATTATGAAGATTCTGCACTATGCTGTTCTTCTGATGCATTTCAACGACAAGAATGCAAAACGTGAAACTTATCCCCAGTGAAACTGAGACCTTCTAATACTATGAAACTGTCCGATAAAACTATTTCTGTCCTGAAGAACTTTTCTTCTATTAACCAATCTATTCTGTTCAAAGAGGGTAGCAAACTTCGCACTATTAGTGTGATGAAGAATATCCTTGCAGAAGCAACTGTTACTGAAGAGTTCATGAAGGACTTTGGTATCTATGATCTCAACCAGTTCCTTAATGGTTTGAGTCTTCATGGTAGTCCCGAACTTGACTTTGGTAATGATGGATATGTTGTTATCCGTGAAGGCAAGTCTCGTTCTAAGTACTTCTTTGCTGATCCCAATGTCATTGTGACTCCTCCTGAGAAGCCAATTCAACTTCCTAGTGAAGATGTTTGCTTCGAACTCAGCACTGATCAACTGGAGAAACTGTTGAAAGCATCTGCTGTTTATCAACTGCCAGATTTGTCTGCTGTTGGTGAGAATGGTGTTGTCAAACTGGTCGTTCGTGATAAGAAGAATGACACTTCTAATGACTATGCTGTAGTTGTTGGTGAGACTGATGCTGAGTTTTCTTTCAACTTCAAGGTAGAGAATATCAAGGTTCTGCCTGGTACATATGAAGTTGTAGTTTCTCAGAAACTGCTTTCTCGTTTTACTTCAAAGAATCATGACCTCACTTACTACATCGCACTCGAACCCGACTCCACCTTCGGGTAAGAAGGATTATCAAGGTCCCCTCTATGCTCCCTGGTGGAAAGTTGAAGAGGGGAAACGTAAATTTCGTGAATGGTTAAAAAAACAATAAAATGGAACCAGATCCTTATATTCAATTTTTAGAGAATTGGATACCAGGAATAGGTGAAGATACTAAATTGCATGATCAATTACATATGCATTTTGATCTTGGATTTAGTGTCAATGATGAAGCCAAACTTCTTGGTTTTCAATTAGGACATCACCCTGCTGGAAATTTTTTCCATGTTGTGGTATTTTGTTTAATGAGTGTTACGATATATCCTAAGGACTATCGTAATAGTTTGAAAGATCTTCAAGACTTCTACAAAGCATATTTGCTTGGGAAGTACTGGCAATCTGTACCTTATTGGTTTATTCCTAAAACAATATTATGAGAAATGAATTCCTTTGGGTTGAGAAATATCGACCCAAAACAATTGAAGAGTGTATTTTACCAACAAATATTAAGAAGACCTTCCAAGACTTCCTAGATAAAGGGGAGGTTCCCAATCTACTCCTTGCAGGTCCTGCTGGGTGTGGAAAAACAACTGTAGCAAAAGCACTCTGCAATGAACTGGGGGTAGATGTATATGTCATCAATGGATCCGATGAGGGACGTTTTCTTGATACGGTCAGAAATACTGCAAAAAATTTCGCTTCGACCGTCTCACTTCAAGCAACTGGCAGACACAAAGTCATCATCATCGATGAGGCTGATAACACAACAAACGACGTACAACTCTTACTTAGGGCGTTTACAGAGGAGTTTTCTGGGAACTGCAGATTCATATTCACCTGCAACTTCAAAAATAAAATTATCGAACCCCTCCACTCCAGATGCGCCTGTATTGACTTTTCAACCAATTCCAAAAGCAAACCCCAACTTGCCGCAGCCTTCTTCAAAAGAATCCAAGAAATCTTGGATACAGAGGGTATTGAATATGATAACAAAGTACTGGTCGAACTAATCAATAAGCACTTTCCTGATTGGAGACGTGTTCTCAATGAGTGTCAACGATACTCATCTTCTGGTAAGATTGATACAGGTATTCTTGCAACTTTTAGTGATGTAAAAGTAAATGACCTGGTTAAAAAACTTAAAGAGAAAGATTTTCCCGAAGTACGTAAATGGGTTGTCAATAACCTGGATAACGATACTTCTGTTCTATTGCGTCGTATTTACGATGCTTGTTATGATTCCATGGTTCCGAATAGTATTCCTGCTGCTGTGCTTACTCTGGCTAAGTATCAGTATCAAATGGCATTTGTTGCGGATCAGGAGATAAATATGCTTGCATGTCTTACCGAAATTATGGTGGAGTGTGAATTCAAATGACGATTTATGGTAGTTCAACGGGTCTTTACAGTATTAGATTTAAGAAAGAACTCATTCATGAAGGACTTGAGCATGAGGTATGTTCTAATTTGATGAATGAGTATAGGGATAGATATGAAAGACTCAAAGATAGTGGGTGGCCACTAGAACCTGAGTATTTGCGTGTTGAAGAATTTTCTGGTAATTATCTTTTAAAAGGAAAAAAATGAACGTTAAACTAATTCGTATGTGGTCTGGAGAAGATGTCGTTGCAGACTTGATTGAAGAAAAAGATGATTCTATTGTCATCTGTAATCCTATTGTTGCTGTCCCTGCTGGTAATGGTCAGATGGGGTTTGCACCTTGGTCTCCTCTTCTGAAAGGAAAGAATGAGGAACTGGAGGTTACTAAGAAATACATTGTCTATATGTCTGAGACTCAAGAAGAAATCGAAGAACAGTATCGGGAAATGTTTTCTGTTTTAAAAACCCCTAGCAAGAAATTAGTACTATGAAATACCCAAGACAAAAGAAATCCAGAACATATTATTACTTCTGGGCATTCATGGCACTTACAGTATTCTGTGGACAAATTTATGTTGGATACGGATATCGTCTAATGCATGGAAGTGTGTTAGATTTGATTGATAAAGTTGATGGAGTTCTTCTCCGAGCAAAACCTAATAGTAGATCTGATTATCTTTGATGAAAGCACTGAAAACCCCTCTTCGTTATCCTGGTGGCAAATCCAAAGCCATCAAAACTCTGTCTGCTTGGTATCCCAAAGTAATTACAGAGTATCGTGAACCCTTTATTGGTGGGGGTTCTATTGCTATTGATGTGACCAAATCTAATCCAGGTATTCCTGTCTGGATTAACGACCTGTACGTGCCTCTCTACAACTTCTGGGTACAACTGCGTGATCGTGGTCAAGACCTCTCTGAGAGTGTCAGAGAGCAGAAAGAGAAGATGCTTGAGAGTGGCACCCAAGAGGAGAAGGACAAGTTTGCCAAAGAACTGTTTAATCAGTACAAAGCAGAGATTGATACTTATGATGACTTTCAGAAAGCAGTTGCTTTCTTCATTATGAACAAGTGTAGTTTCTCTGGTTTGACTGAGAACAGCACCTTTTCACGCACTGCTGCTAACTCTAACTTCTCTTTGGTTGGTGCAGATAAACTTGCTCAGTTTTCTGAACTAATTAAGAACTGGAAGATCACTAATATTGATTACTCTGAAGTAATGAATTCTGATGGTCCTGAGAATACTTTTGTGTTCCTTGATCCTCCTTATGACATCAAAGACTTTCTGTATGGAAAGAATCGTGAGATGCATAAATCATTCGATCATGATGTGTTTGCAGAGAATGTTTATAAGTGTCCTCATAAGTTCATGATTACCTATAATGTAAATGAACGACTTGAGGAATTGTATAAAGATTATGAACTTAATTATTGGAAGTTGCGTTACTCTATGGCACACCGTGGTGATAAAGGCACTGACGATAATGTAAAGACTGAACTTTTGGTCACTAACTATTCCCTTACTCCCAAGACACCACTGGAGGAGCAATGGAACTGAAAGATTGGTTGAATTCTATTAACTTCAATAAGGAAGACTTAAGTGAGAACATTAGCTCTTACCCTCCATACATTGTTAATCGTTGTCTGTCTGGGCACCTTGATTGCATCATGTTTGCCAATGAAATGAACTTGCATAATCATCTTGATAAAGATATGCAATATTCTTTTTATCTAAATAGTCTGAGGAAAAGAAAGAGATTCTCTCCCTGGCTCCGTAAGGATAAAGTCACGGACCTAGAATGTATCAAAAAATATTATGGATACAGTAATGAAAAGGCATCTCAAGCTTTGAAAATCCTGACACAAGAACAGATCAACTTTATTAAACAACGACTTGACATTGGAGGAACGAAATGAGTGCTACGGTTGAACCCACGGTAGAGTGGTCTCAAGATCAAATGGTAGAAGTGCTCCTTAATGAACCAGATGACTTTCTGAAGGTTCGTGAGACTTTGACTCGCATCGGAGTTGCATCTCGCAAGGAAAAGAAACTCTATCAATCTTGTCATATCTTGCACAAGCAAGGAAGATATTTCATTGTTCATTTTAAAGAATTGTTTGCCCTTGATGGTAAACATGCTAACCTGACTGTAAACGATGTTCAGAGACGCAATCGCATTGCTCGTCTTCTTGCAGACTGGGGATTGATTAGTGTTGTCAAGGAAGATTCTGTTCTTGATATTGCACCTCTGAATCAGATTAAAGTCTTGGCATACAAGGACAAGTCCGATTGGATTCTGGAGCAGAAATATAATATTGGTAAGAAAGGAAAGACCCAGGAAACCGAGTAAATAAACCTCGGAACATATTTAAAAAAGGGGGAGGGCTTGCGCTCTCCTTTTTTTATGTTATACTGTATAAATAAAGTATGCTTCATCAAAGAGCTTTATGCCTTGGAGATGAACGATTACAAGGAGAAAATTTATGTCAGAGACAAAAGTCTATAGGGAATTTTGTGAGGACGTAGCAAACGTCGTCTTTAATCTCGCAAGATTTACCAGTAACCAAATAAAGGTGCTTCAAAAGCAGATGAGCATCGGTAAGTCTTTCTTTATGGGAAATAGACTACCTAAGATGTTGAAAGAAGCATTTCCCGAACTCAAGTTTATCATCAGGATTTCTCCAACGACTGAGGTTGCTGATGATGATTTTCTTGATGCAATTAGATTTGATAAAGATTGTAAGTTCAGAGCAAAACGTGTTCACGGTCGAACTAGCGATAGTCTTAAAGAGGATCTTCCAGATTTCGCTTCTAGTGATAATGTTTACGTATTTTCTTTAACACATACTAGATTTGCAAGTGAATTTAAAGCAGGAACTTTTGATGAGTATATTGACAAAAGTGTTCTTTTGATTGAAGAGGCACACCAATTTCTTGCAGTTGGCGATGAAGGAAATATTCCCTATGGATGGGGCACTGGATATAAGTGTCCATTTGATGCTAACATTGCAAAGAATTTGGTTGAGTGGGCAAACATTAATGGTAGAATTTTAGCTTTCACTGCCACACCTACTATCCATCACACATGTTATTCTAACACTCTTCCTGGATATAGTTACGATATTCCAGGGACAAGTAGTAAATTGAGTGATTTGTTTGATACTTGTAATGATCTGGCATCTTTAGATGATTTGATTGAAACTCAATCATGGTTAAACGAAGTTCATCCATATGAATTTGAAATGGGTGGAACCGTTGATAGTAAGAGGGGAAGATTTGGAGCAGCTCAAGACTCCGTTAGAGAACCTGTATGGGAAGCGATTGATAGTTTATTTGAAAGAGAAAAAAAACTTGAAAAATTAAAAGTCAAAGATCCAAACATCGAACCAAAACTGACTGGTCTCTTCATGTGTGGTATGGGGAAAGGTGTATGGGGATGCCCTATTCATAAAAATGAGCATCATGATGTCGGCATGGTTGAAATTATCTCTGAGTATCTTTTAAGTAAAGGTTATTCTGAAGATACGGAGATGATCGCTACTTTACAGGAGGACAGTGGTGGGGGTAATCGTATATGGGATTTAAGTGGTAAACCTCCAAAAACCAGGGATGGTAAAAAGAAAAAAGTTACTTTCGAGGAAATTAAAAGAAGAATGTTGGATCCTAAGGATCCCTTGAGATATCTAATTGTTATTAATAGAGCAAGATCTGGAATTAGTATTATGAACCTTGGTGCTTTGGTTGTTGGAGTCGTCAGAGATCCAGAGTACTCTCGCACTCACATTCCTCTTCAAATTTTCGGCAGAATGTTAAGAGGAAATCCTGGAACAGGAACTAGATTCACTCAAAAATACTATAATAATCATAGTAATTATCTTTCTGGATATCCTCTGGATGAGGACGTTGATGTCGAAACTGTTGTAGAGACTTATAAAATTTCAAACTGCTTTGATATTTGGTATCCAAAGGACAAGTATGGAAAAACTCTTGATGTATGGGGAGATGCGGTAAGAGATCTCAAGGAAGATTATTGTAATATTGTTGATCGGGGATTTGCTTGGTTGCATAAAATGACTGGAATAAAACCAGAACCAGAATTAGAACCATACTCTTATACCGAAGGTTATGTTGGTAGAGATGAATTGGTATGCCCACATTGCGGAAAACCGGTATATTATTCCGTAGATAAAATGGGTGATGGTACTTTGATTCCATTCTTTGATGATTAAAACCGAATAAAAAATTACGGGGTTCACTACCCCGTTTTTTTGTATTCTGTGTTATAAATATGTACGGATGCCTTCGGGGTCCACACAATCAAATCTCGCTTTAAAAGGAGAAGTACAAATGGGAAACCTAATGAAGTATCATGCAGCCGATTTACCAAAGTTGCTTGATAAGATAAATAGGAACAGTATTGGTATGGATGAATACCTTAGCAGGGTGTTTGACCTTCACGAAACAACTGCTTCGTATCCGCCATATAACCTAGTGACAGTCAGTGAAGTAGAGTCTAGACTGGAACTAGCACTTGCTGGATTCAAAAAGAAACAAGTAAATGTCTACACACAAGACGGAAAACTCTTTGTCGAAGGACAACGAGAAGATGGAGAAACTGGAACAGAATACGTCCATAGAGGAGTGGCTCAAAGATCTTTCACTAGATCATGGACCCTCAGTGACGAGACGGAAGTTAGATCAGTTAGCTTTGAGGATGGGTTGCTGAGTATTACACTCGGTAGAATTGTCCCAGATCATCACAAAAGGAAGGATTGGTTCTGATTTGCTGACTAGATTTTGCTGCGGTTGATACAAAAGTGTATCATAGTGATACACTTTTTGCTATATAATTATGTACCATGGAGGACGACTTATGAATCTCACAGCCGCCACTCTTA